TAAAACTAACAGGAGAAGCGTCTCCGCAAGAAATACCTCTAACTGCTGGCACGGTGACATTGATTGCCAACGGCTCAGGAACAACCTTTACACTGGCTAATGGTCAAGAAGGACAGATGATGACCTTTGTGGCAAGTTCAGATGGTGCTGGCAACATAAACGATATTAGAGTAAACTGTAGAGCAAGATACGCATTTGACAGCGGCGGCACAAGAATCACAGGGTCAAGTAGCACAGCAGAATGGGCACCATTCACGGCTTCACAAGAACATTCAATGGCCTGGGCAGTATTCACAGATGGCGAATGGTGTTGGAGTCAAGGTACTAACGAGGAATAAGGAATAGACAATGGCAGTCGGTGATATTATTACAGCCGCAAGGTATAACAACTTGCAATCTCGTGTAGCAACAGTAATGGGAGTAGGCTCCGGTGATGACGGATATGGTCAAAACCTAGCAAGTTCTCAGGTAGCAACTAACGCTATTGTGTTAGCAACAGATATGCAAACACTTTATACTGACTTAGCAAACGCCAGAATTCACCAAACAGGTACACAGCCTACAGAAATTGCTTTTATTAATCAATCAGACATTATTCTTGATAGTGATACTATTAACAAAAAAGGTGTTGTACAGTTTGAAAACTTAACTACTTCAGCAGAAAATGACAAATTTGTTATTGCTGGTTCACAAGCAAGTGCAGAACCAGGAGTACAAGCACAGTACACACAAAACTGGAATGGTACTTTATCTCATATTTTTGATGTAGTATTTGCAGATGCAGATCATCGTAGACAGTATTTCAATGCAGGTGGCGAAATTAGACTTGCGTCTAATATTACATATACAGGAACTAGTGCTAAAACTATTGACTGGATGACAATGTTGGTAAACATTGGTACAGTTAAATTTAACTACACGTCAACACTTCCAACAGGAACTGGTACTGGTAGTGCAATTGGTTTCCATGATCTTACAACAGGTCCACAACAAGTGTTTATTAAAAACGGTAGCGGAAACTATGCCGCAAACAACTATAAAATCGAAGCACAACTAAATGGTACTACTAGTGTTAGATTTACAGTAACGTTTAACGATGATAACACAGGTAACCCAAATACAGACGAAAACGTTTTGGGTACACTTAACAGCACAATTACTCAATTAAGAGCAACTGGTAATGCTGTTGAAGTCCAATCACCTACATATACTAACGAACCAAGTTCAAATCTAACTTAATCCTTGCATTTTAGATCTAAATAGTGTATAATACACTAAAGGAGATCTTATGGACGAACGATTAGAAAAAGCATTAGACTTTGCCAATTATATGACTACCCTAAATAACCAAAAAAGAGTAGCAAAAGAAAAGTTCTATGAAACAAACGTCTATTATTTTAATGGTGGACAATTTAGTGTAACAAAAGAACTACTAAACTTTTGTAATATGTTGGTACAGTCGGGTCAAGAAAACGTTGTGTTAATTGACGATAATGATATTCCTGTACGTATTGAAAAAATTGATGACTTTTATAGCGAAGCATTAGACATTTATTTTACAGCAACTAACGAATATCACACAGAATACGAAAAAATTAGAACTAACAGGAAAGTATCTGGACTTGTAGAGTATGAGTAAAGGAGCATTAATTTTTGCTAGAAACAATGCTCAAATAGATTACATCAAACAAGCACACTTTTTAGCAAAACGTATTAAAATATATTTAGGTATACCTACAAGTATTGTTACAGACAGTATTGAATACTTGCATTCGGCGTATCCTGATTACCAAGAAGTGTGGGATAAAGTAATTGAAGTGCCTTTTCAACAAGGTATTAGTAACAAAAGATATTATGACGGAAGTAATGTCTTTAAAAACTTAGAATTTAAAAACGACCTAAGAACACAAGCATACGATCTAACACCATATGACGAAACATTAATGTTGGATAGCGATTATATTATTGCTAACGATTTATTTAAAGAGTGTTTTACATCAGACCACAATTTTCAAATATACAAAGATGCAAAAGATTTGTCAGGTTTTAGAGAAGTAGCAGAATTTAAAAATATTAGCGAAACAAGTGTTGACTTTTATTGGGCAACAGTAGTTTATTTTAAAAAGTGCAAAGAAGTAGAAACATATTTTAACTTAACAAAGCATATTCAAGAAAATTGGCAACACTATAACAGTATATTTCAAATTAATAAAGGAACATTTCGCAACGATTGGGTGTTTAGTATTGCTATTCATATTATGAATGGTTATCAACATGGAGACTTTGCAACACCTCTGCCAGGAACAAAGTATTTTACTACTGATAGAGATATTCTATGGGAACTTGATAAAGAAAACTTTTTGTTCTTAATCGAAAAGAAAGACCATTTAGGAGAATATACGCCTTTAAGGATTAAAGGTAGTAATGTACACGTTATGAACAAGTTTAGTTTAACAAGGATTATTGATAATGAGTAAAGGATTTGTATTCATTGCACAAAACAGTGAAGACGATTATGTAAAACAGGCTTGTTTGTTAGCAATGAGTTTACACGCTACACAAAAAGATCCTAAAATTTGCCTAATTACCAATGACGAAGTTCCTGAAAAATATGTATCACTGTTTGATTGTATAAAAGAAATCCCCTGGGAAGATAGTGCAATAGAAGCAGAGTGGAAAGTACAGAATAGATGGAAAATTTATCATGCTAGTCCGTATGATGAAACTATTGTAATGGACACAGACATGGTTGTATTGCAAGATTTAGAAAGTTGGTGGAACTTTTTAAGTAATTATGACCTATATTTTGTAAGCAAGGTGTTTACTTATAGAGGAGATGAAGTAGTAGATAACTATTATCGTAAAACTTTTATTGCTAACGAACTGCCAAACTTATATGCAGGGTTTCATTACTTTAAAAAGAGTGATTTTGCAAAAGAATTTTATACTTGGTTAGAACTAGTTATGAATAACTGGGAACTATTTTATGGAAAATATGCTAAAGAACTATATCAGAAATCACTATCAGTAGATTTAAGTGCGGCTATTGTTGCAAAGATACTAGACTGTGAAGAAAAGATTACTAATAAGAAAGCAACCATACCAAGTTTTACACACATGAAGCCTAGAATACAAGGTTGGTACAATCCAAGTGCTACTTGGCAAAGTAGAGTTGGTAGTTATCTAACAGATGACCTTAAATTAAAAATAGGAAATCATGCTCAAACAGGCATTTTTCATTATACTGAAAAAACGTTTGCATCAAAAGATAAGATTTCAAAGTATGAAAGAGTGTTAAAACTATGATTACAATGAGACCTCCTGTTGTTATTGATAAAAGATATGCTATCTTTAATCCTACAAATGGTGACTTGATTAGTGTTACTAATTCACAACCAAAAGAAGGAAGTTATATTCCAGTAGAAGAAAAAGAGGTATCTAGTATTGTTAATGGTACAGAACCAATGTCATATTATTATGTACATTATAACAAAACTAAAAAAGAATACCAGTTAAGAACTAGGAACAACTTTGATATTGATAGTTACTATGTTGATGATCTTATATACGAAGTAAAAGAAGAACAAATTAAAGACGCAGATATACGTATTACTAAAAATGTAAAAGATACGTGTTGGAAATTTAGTATTGGCGGAGATTTAAAAGCAAACATACTTGCTCAAAAAGTAAGTTTTAAACAAATTATGTTTTTTTCAATTACAAAGAAAAACGATCCAAACATTTTGTACAAAACAATCTCTTTTAACTTTGAAGATTTAGTTGACGGTAAGTACATTGTATTGCCATTTGATAGTAAATTTGAATTTGATAACGAACCAATTGGCATTTATACAATTAAAAGATTTGACAAGTATATGTACGAGGTAATTAAATGAAGATTAACATTGCAGAGCAAGATATTATATTCTTAAGTTACGATGAACCTAACTGCGAAAAGAATTATGTTGATTTATGCAAAAAAATTCCTTGGGCAAAACGTGTTCACGGAGTACACGGTTCAGATGCCGCACATAAAGCCTGTGCAGATTTGTCAGAAACAAAACACTTTGTAACAGTTGACGGAGATACTATTGTAGATCCGGAATTTTTAAATGTAGTTTTAGATTTAGACGTAATGGGCGTTGATGATGATTATCAATTTAGTTGGTGTGGACACATCGATGTTAACGGATTAAAATACGGCAACGGCAGTTTAAAAATGTGGACTAAAGAATTCGTTAAAAATATGAAAACACATGAAAACACCGACGGCAATGATGATACAAATATTGAATTTTGTTATTTTGACAACTATTACCAATTAAACGAAAACTATAGCACTAGTATTATTAGTTCAACACCGCATCAAGCATGGAGAGCAGGATTCCGTGAAGGTGTTAAGATGAGTTTAAACAGAGGTGCAAGAGTTTCTGATCTTAGCAAAGACATTTGGTGGCAAAATTACCAAAGATTGTTAATTTGGATGAACGTTGGTGCAGATGTTACTAACGGAATTTGGTCAGTGTACGGTGCAAGGCAAGGATGTCATCTAGCATATTGTACAGATTGGGACATTTCACAAACTAGAGACTTTAAAATCTTAAATGAGATGTGGGAAAAAGAAAAAGATAAGGATGCTTGGGCATTAGATGAATCAATGGAAGAACTAGGAGCAAAATTAGGAGAAGCAGGACTGCCGATTAGTCCAAAACCTTTCGATGCTGGACAAAGTAAAATGTTTAAAGCAGTTTATGAAAACACTCCTAGAGTTATTAGATGAGCGAACTAGATAAAATTAAAGAAATAATGCCGATAGTAGAAGAGGAAACATCTCCTACTTTTTGTTTAGCAAAGTGGCATCATACTACTATCTATTTACAAACAGGTGAAACACATAGTTGTTATCATCCTGCTCCGCACCCTATACCATTAGAAGAATTAAAAGATAATCCAAGTGCATTGCATAACACTAAAGAGAAAAAAGAACAACGTAAGCAGATGTTATGTGGACAAAAGCCAGAAGGTTGTAACTATTGCTGGAAGATCGAAGCAATGGGCAAAGACTTTGTTAGTGATAGACATATCAAAACTACGAGTATCTATAGACCCGAAAGAATTACGGAAATAAAACAAAAAGGGGCGGATTTTAACATAAATCCGGAGTATATTGAGATTAACTTTAGTAATGAGTGTAATTTTAAATGCGGTTATTGCCATCCTAAGTTTAGCAGTAGATACTATAATGAGATTAAAGAACACGGACCATATAAAATGTCAACAGCACATAGGCAAGACATTGACTGGTTTGAGTTATATGACAATGAAGAATCAAACCCCTATGTGAAAGCATGGTGGGATTGGTGGCCGGAAGTCTCCAAGACTCTTAATATTTTGAGAATTACGGGAGGTGAGCCTTTAATGCACAAGAGTACTTGGAGACTTTTCGACGAGTTGGAAGCAGATCCTAAGCCACATATTCAAATCGAAGTAAACAGCAATATGGGTGTTAAAACTAAACTAGTAGAAAAACTTGTAGAACGTATTAACACACTAAAAGAAAAGAATTGTATTAAAAGTTTTAAACTTTATACAAGTATAGATACTTGGGGCGAACGTGCAGAATATACACGTACTGGTTTAGATATTGAACTATGGGAAAAGAACTTAGATTACTATCTAACTAATACAAACTTTCCTGTAACATTTATGATTACATTTAATTTATTTGCTGTTACAAGTTTTAGTTTGCTATTAGCAAAGATTTTAGATTGGCGTGTAAAATATAATAATGAAAATGCAACACAATGGCAACGTATTAGATTTGATACTCCACATTTAAAAGAACCTACAATCTTTGACATGAATATTTTACCTAAAGAAAAGTTTATGCCATATATGCAAGACCATTTAGATTTAATAGAGCGTTTTAAAGATGATAATGACAACACAAAGTTTAGTAGTTTAGAATATGAAAAGTTTAGACGTGTTGTAGACTATATGGCAACTACTAATTATGAACCTGAAAAACTAGAACAAGCACGTAGAGATTTCTCACGTTGGTTTACAGAATACGATCGTAGACGCGGAACTAATCTTGTTAGTGTATTTCCAGAATTAGAGCAATTTTATAATGAGTACAAGTAAAGATACATTTTGTATATTACCCTGGAGCCATATGTATGTCAATCCAGATGGCAATGTGTTACCTTGTTGTATTGGTAAGTGGGACAAACCTTTAGGAAATACTAAACATAATACTATTAAAGAAATTTGGAATAGCGAAGCATACAAAAAGTTACGTCTTGCATTACTAAATGGTGAACAACCAAACGAATGTTCGCAATGCTGGGCACATGAAGCAAGTGATGTTTGGAGTTTTAGAAAAGAAAATAATAAAAAGTTTTCTAAGCATTTAGGTGTGCGTGAACTAACTAATCAAGACGGCAGTTTAGACGTAATGAAATTACTTTACTTTGATGTACGCTGGAGTAATATTTGTAATTTTAAATGTAGAACGTGTAGTGCAACATACAGTTCAAGTTGGGCAATAGAAGATAATGCGAACGGAAAGAACGTTCCTGTATATACATTTGCAGGAGGAGATTCTAATGACAGTTTGTTTGAACAGTTTAAGCCATATTTAAAAGATATTGAAGATTTTTATTTTGCAGGTGGCGAACCGTTAGTAACAGATAAGCATTACGAAATTTTAGATTATTTAATTGCTGAAAATAAAACAGATGCAATATTACAATACAATACTAATTTAAGTAACCTAACTTATAAAGGTAAACTTGTAACAGATTACTGGAAACAATTTAAAAAAGTACAAGTAAGAGCAAGTTTAGATCATTATGGTTCTAAAGCAGAATACATTAGAGAAGGAACTGACTGGAATAAGATTATTGAGAATCTTAATTTTATTAAAAAAGAATGTCCTCACGTAATTATGAGTTTTAATGCAGTAGTAAGTGCATTTAATATTGTTACACTTGTAGACTTTTTAGAATATATGACAGATAATGGATTTGACGTAAACAGTTGTACTTTATATAATCTTGTTGATCCTGTACATTATAGTGTTTCAGCAGTACCAACAGAAAAACTACAACACGCAAAACAACGTTTAGAAGAATATTACAATAAAATAACTAATAGAGAACACAAAGAAACTATTAATAGTGTGTTAAAGTATATTAGCAATGTAGAATATAATCCAGACCATAATGCTATATGGGCAAACAAAAATTCTTACTACGATCAAATACGTAAAAGAAGTTTTGCTGAAACTTTTCCTGAATTATTATAAATGCAAGATTGGTTCTAATTGATCTGATTGACGCAATCTAAGTTCATAGTTACAACTATCAACAAATCTTTGTCCTGAACTGTAAATATGAAACTTTGGAACACCTTTACTTGCACCGTTCATCATTGTAACCCACTTTTTAAAACTTTCGGCTACTGCGGCATCGGTTTCGTCACGCCAGTTATGTTTAAAAACTGCTTTGAGATAATTGTAATATTCAACTATATGAGGATGACCGTCTTGAAAATCTTTGTTTACAGTTTTTCTATCTTGTTTAAATTTCTTTTGAATATCGTTGTTCCAAAGAACTTCGTAAAAACTAGGCTGTATAGTTTCAAGAACTGGTCTGTAGATGTCTGCTAGTTTTTTAATTTTATCATGATGTTGTGTGCGTCTGTTTAAGTTCCATTGATCGGTGTAGTCAACAATTTTCATCATTTGCAAGAAATGAAATTGTGTTTTATGTTTTAGATGTTCGTTTGCCGCATAGATGAATGCAAAATCTCTAACGTAAGCACCATACTCACTAAACCAAGTTTGCACCCACTTTTCGTCATACTCGCCTTGTGTGTAAATGTTACCCGGCACAAGCCAACCGTCACGTTGAGGAAGATATCTATCCTCTCTACAAACATTAGTCCATTGTACAATAACTAGGTCTTCGTGTGTAAAATTATATACAGCATCTGCCTGCATTAGCGAATTAAAAATATAATGATTACCTGCACCCGAACGACCAAAGTTTCTAAACTCAGCCTCAGGAAATTCTGCTCCGATAACATTTGCCCAAGTACCCCAAATATATGAAGTAAAACTACAACCAAATGTAAAGATTCTTTTTGGTTTATTATGAATTAATTGTTTTGCCATCTGCTGTATCTCTCATGTATTTACACAAATCAAAAAATTGTGCTCTTGTATGTTTACCTGCTAACATTGTTTTAAAATTATTTAACAGTTTATCACTTTCTGCATATTTCCATTTGACTTGTTCTTCCCAAGTCATATTTCTTAATTGAAGGACTACTCTTTCTAGTTCTGCATAAATCTTTTTCCAGCGTTTATAATCGTCTGGTTCGTCATCAAAACTATAATCAAAGCAGTCAAAAAGTTGATAGCCGTACTCTTGCAACTTTTTGTTTGCACCTTGTTGCCCCCAAATAATAAATGGTTGCATATGAAACATTGATCTAAATGTTTTTTCACTCCAAAACTGACTAGTACCTTGCCAGTTTTCAGCAAACGTTTCGTTAACTATTTGAAATAACGTTTGATCGTGTAAGTGTGTATTAAGGAACATAGCATGGTTTGTAATAAAATCTTCTGTGTCTGCAACTAAAGGTAATACAGTTTTATTCCAGCGTCTTAAGTGTTTAGGTTCAATACCGTGGTCGCCTGGAATTTGACTAACATAACCATCCCAACTAAAATATTTAGAATTAAAGTTTCCGTGACTTATAAGGCCGTCAAACAAGTAGTCACCGTGAAATATCTCCCAAGCAGACAATGTTCTATGTGGTCTATTAACTCTACTTAAACTTAAGAATAGTTTATTCTTAAATTTTGACTTGGTTCCTTTTTTACTTGCTTTTAATCTTTTGTTTGCTTGTTCATTAATATCACCGTGTTGGTCCACAATAAGATTTGCACCTTGCACACCAAACAACATAGATTCAAAATTGTTAAAGCACATTAGTTTAATGCTTCTAGTAATTCCGTGTTCTTGATTGTATCTTTTTAAATTATCATGATCTAGCATATTACTAGAAATATAAATTACTCTTTCGGGATCAACACCGTGTTCTTTACAATTAAAATACAGTACATCAAAAAATGGTTGATCGTAAATTGTGCTAAAGCCCTCGGTACTTGCATCAAAGATAAAAAATGTTTTCTTATCCTTTTTCAGTTGACGTAGATGAGATAAACGCATTTGTCTAAAAATTGGTGCAGTTTTTGGCCATCTAGGATATTTAATCAATCCTTGATAAATGGTAATGTCCTTGTGTACAATACCACTTTTGTTAAATTCTTCTTTTAAAAACTCATAGGTTAGAGTGTTTTGCGGACACGATAAAAAATCGTTATGTTGAAAAAAGCCAATGATGCGATTCATGTTTCTGGGTTCCAATAAATACTATGTATTTATATGCGTACTTAATTAACGGAGAATAGTGTGAATATTGGATTTATTGGTTTGGGTAAATTAGGTTTACCTTGTGCAGAAGTTATTGCAGAAAAAGGACACAATGTCAGCGGTTACGACATAGTTGATGTTAAGAGCGATTTAGTTTCAGTAAAAGAAACTATTAAAGAAGCAGTACATGATAGAGATATTGTTTTTATTGCAGTACCTACACCCCATCATCCAGACTATGACGGTAAGCAACCGACAGCACATTTAGAACCAAAAGATTTTTCGTATGATATTGTAATTGATGTAGTACGCGAAGCAAACAGACATATGAATAACAGTCAATTACTTGTGCTTATTAGCACAGTTCTTCCTGGTACAGTACGTAGAGAATTTGTACAGCATATTACTAATCCAAGATTTGTTTATAATCCATACTTAATTGCAATGGGTACAGTTGCTTGGGATATGGTAAATCCTGAAATGGTTATGATTGGAACCGAAGACGGATCTAAGACAGGCGATGCAAAAGAACTTATTGATTTTTATAAAACAATAATGGAAAACAAACCAAGATACGAAGTTGGTACTTGGGACGAATGTGAATGTATTAAAGTTTTTTACAACACATTTATTAGTACTAAAATTGGATTCGTTAATATGATTCAAGATGTTGCAGAACGTCAAGGTAATGTTGATGTTGATGTAGTTACTGAAGCATTATCAAAAAGTACACAACGTATAATGGGTCCAAAATATATGAAAGCAGGTATGGGCGATGGCGGTGCTTGTCACCCAAGAGATAACATTGCTCTACGTTTTATGGCACAACAATTAGACTTGCAATATGACCTATTTGATGCTATAATGAATGCACGTGAAGTACAAGCAAAAAATATGGCAAAGTATTTGGTAAAACTTGCTTCTGCAAATGACTTGCCAATTTTGTTAAATGGAATTGCGTATAAGCCTGATGTTCCATACAAAGACGGAAGTTATAGTTTGCTTGTAGGACACTACTGTAAAGAATTAGGATATCACTGTATTGAAGTCGATCCTTTAGCAAGTCCGCAAAAAGGTCCTTTTAGTGCAGTTGTTTTACTAGCACATCCTAAACTTTATTGTTTCCTCAACGACGATAGTATTGTTGTTGACCCGTGGAGAGAATTTAAGTCTGATACGCTTAAAGTGTATCATTATGGTAATACAAGATGAAAAAAATTTTAATAGTTGGTGATAGCAATGCACTAGGTGAGTGGGGAACAATTATTCCTGGGCCGGGGTGTGCTAACAACAACGATCCAGAAGTGTTTCGTCCTTGGAATAAAGAAAAATATTTAAGCGGTGATTTTCCTAAACCTTTTCAAGTTGTTTGGCCAGGCTTTGGTTATCATTTAGATCAAATGGGTCATTGTACAGTTAACTATGCTTTTGGCGGAGCAGGAAATTTCGAAAGTATTTTTAAAGTTGAAGAAGCACTAGGATTAGCACCTTGCTTTACAAGTCCTGTTTTTTATAATCCTGATTTAATTATATGGATGCTAACAGAGCCTTGTAGAGATTTAAAAAGAAGTTTATGGCCAGATGAAGCAGGCTTGTATGATTTAGAGAAGTATCATAAACAAAGTGATCCGCTAGTAGCAGAAGCAAAGTCAATTAAAGAAATAAATGACGGCCTGCTTAAAATTGCACTAGACGGCGCACAAAAAATTTATGAAGAAACTAATATTCCATGGTTAGTAATTGAAGGCTGGGGAAAATTACCAGAAGATATTTCACAATACACTTTTATTAAACACGTTCATCGCGGATGGATGGATAGTATTATAGAACGTCCGGTTCCGTTAATTAGTTCTTGGGGTACAGCAGAAAATGTACGTAGACGTAGACCCGACCTAACAGAAAATGCGGCAGATGCATTACGTATGTTTGCTAGACAACGACCTGAACTAAACATTCCGGATATTCCAGAAGGTATAGAAACAGAATTTAGAAGCATTGTTGAAGATTACGAAGTTGTTATTGACCTAATGAATAAAAGTGATAAGTTTCCAGATAACTGTCATGTTGATAGACATATACAAAAACAACTAGCAGAGGATATTGCAAAATATGTATGATATAGTTTTTATAAGTTGGCAAGAACCCAATGCAGATGAAGTATATGCAAAGTTAAAAGAAAAGTTTCCTATGGCTAAACGTGTTCATGGTGTAAAAGGAATTCATAATGCACATATTGCCGCGGCAAAAAAATGTTTTACAAAAATGTTTTGGGTGGTAGACGGTGATGCTATTATTAAAGATGACTTTGATTTTAGTTACGAAGTTGACGAGTACAATGTAGATACAGTTCACGTATGGCGTTGTGAAAATCCTGTAAATGATTTAGTTTATGGGTATGGCGGAGTAAAGTTATTACCTCGGTCATTAACACTAAAAATGAATACTGAGACAGTTGATATGACAACAAGTATTAGTGATAACTTTAAAGCAATGGATCAAGTTAGCAATATTACTGCTTTTAATACAGATCCTTTTAATACTTGGAAAAGTGCATTTAGAGAATGTGTAAAATTGTCTAGTAAAATCATTGATAGAGAAGAAGATGAAGAAACTTTATTTAGACTTACTGACTGGTGTCAAAAAGGCATGGACAGACCATTCGGAAACTATTGTATCGATGGTGCTCGCCGTGGTAGTGACTTTGGTCTTGCTCACCGTAATGAGCCTGAGTCTTTAAAACTTATAAACGATTGGGATTGGTTGCATGAGCAATTTTCAAAAAATTCCATTTGACAAGATTACACGCTTTGGTCAAAAAACAATGCTTGACGAAGGCGTGTTTTCTGTTAGTTGGATACTAGGAAGATTTTGTAATTACAAATGTAGTTACTGCTGGCCTTATGCTAATACAGACAAACCAGATCACTTTAGTTTGCAGACATATAAACATACAATAGATGAAATTAAACGCCAAGCAAATGATAACGGATTTAGCAAATTTCATTTTAGTTTTAGTGGTGGTGAACCAACAGCATACAAACACCTACTTGAACTAATTCAATACTATGAAGATTTTAAAAGTCCATATTTAAGTATTCACATGACAACTAATCTATCTCCTAACAAGTCATGGTGGATGCGTTGGTTAGATAAAACCTTTGTTATGGATAGAAGAAGTTTAACAGCAAGTTATCATGCAGAGTTTGCTGACGAAAAAGAATTTGGTGATAAGTGTTTAATGCTTATGGAAAATAATACACTTGTAACAGTTAATCAAGTTATGGTTCCAGAACACTTTAACGAATATTACGATAGATGTGCAAGATTAAATGAAAGGGGAATTCATGTCACACTCAAGCCGCAATCAGATCCTACTGCGTCATTTGTGGTCTCTGGTTATACAGATGATCAACTGGAAAAATTACAAACAGGATTCCCGCAAGAAATCGACGGAGAAGAAGTCGCACAAGTTCGCCTCGAAACAAATGATGGAATAAAATACGAAATAGATCAAGCAGAACGGTTTAATGCTTTTGGATTTAATAAGTTTAAAGGGTGGAACTGTAATGCAGGATATCAAAGTTGTATTATACGTGGTAATGAAGTTAAGAGAGCATATAGTTGTAGTGACGAACCATTAGGTACACTTACACACGGTTTTACGCTGTTTAAGACACCATCTAAATGCGTTACTGATACTTGTGTTAGTAGTGCAGATAACAAAATACCAAAGGTAAAACTATGAAGAAGTTATGGGAACGCCTCAAGGCGCATGATAAAAAAGTAAAAGAAGCACAAGCAAATTTTAAAGTTTCTGATATAAAGAACAAATACGTTAGAGCATTTATGTGGATATTCATGCTTAAATTTGTATGGGATATTACTACATTATTTGAAAAATATTTTCCTATGAAAAAAGTATATAAGGTATTAGGTTTAGGTTGGACAAAGTTAGGCTATTATGTGTTTTGGTTATTATGGTTTATATTTGTAGTTGTATCATTGTATTACATATTAGGCGAAGAATTATTTGATCAACTGGTAAATGAATTATGAAAATTGAATTAGATGATATTATGTTTTGGATGGACGCTATACGCAATAGCGAAGACAAGTATCGCACACTTGAAAGTTTTTGGAAAGGACAGTTGCGTAGTAAACGTTGGTTAATAGAACAACTAGAACAATCAGCATTGCCTAGCAAAAATAGAATTGTAATACACGGAGGGTGGAACGGTGTGTTAGCAAGTATGATATTCAATAGCGATATTAATGTTGAACATATTACTTCGGTAGATATAGATTCAGAGTGCGAACAAATTGCTAGTACAATGAACAAACGTCAAGAGATGGAAGGACGTTTTAAATCAGTTACAGCAGATATGTGTGATTATAAGTATGAAGCAGATATTGTCATTAATACAAGTTGCGAACATATTACACAAGAACAGTACGAGCAATGGTTAAGCAATGTTCCACAAAATGCTACTATAGTTTTACAAAGTAATGACTATGATGAGTTAGATGAGCATATTAACTGTTCAAAGGATTTAATGAACTTTTCAGATAAATCTAAAATAAAAGTTTTTACTGGTGCAACACTTAGGCTCGATAAGTATAATAGATTTATGATTATAGGTAAGAAACGTGTATAATATAGAAGACATTAGAGCGATACATTTAGAAGTAACGTCAAAGTGCCAAGCCTCTTGTCCTATGTGTGCTAGAAATTTACAAGGCGGTCCGTTAAATCCTTTCCTTAAACTAAACGAAGTTGATCTAGGAACATTTGTAAATTGGATTCCAAGAAACATTGTACGTCAACTAGATCGTTTGTATATGTGTGGTAATTTCGGCGATCCTATTATTGCAAATGACACACTTGAAATATTTCAATATTTACGTGAAACAAATCCATCGATTAGTTTAAGCATGAATACAAACGGTAGTGCTAGGAATACAGAATGGTTTAAAGATCTTGCTAATTTAAATGTGCGTGTTCGTTTTGGTATTGATGGATTAGAAGATACACACAGTAAATATCGTATTGGTACAGACTGGAATAAAATTATAGAAAATGCAAAATCATTTATCAATGCTGGCGGATATGCTATTTGGGATATGTTAATTTTTAGTCATAATGCACATCAAAAAGAAGCGTGTAAAGAATTAGCAGATACTATTGGCTTCAAAGAGTTTTACAGTAAAAACACAAGTAGATTTAGAGATGACGTATTACCTGTATTAGATAAAACAGGAAAACAAGTTGATACACTTTACCCAACAGAAAAGAGTGTAAAACATAAAGAAAAAATTAAAGAAGTAAAAGCATCAGAAGAAATTTGCACAATTAAATGTAAAGTAAAAGAAGAACGTGCAATTTACATAGGTGCCAATGGAAACTTACTTCCTTGTTGTTGGTTAGATCATGATTACATACAACCAACATCGACAAGTAGAATTGATTTTATGAATCATTTTGGAAATTATCCTAATTTGCATAGTAATACTATGCAAGAAATCTTTTCTTCAAACTTCTTTAATAAAATAGAACAGGGTTGGAAAACTAATCCTTTAAAAGAATGTAAAAAACAATGTGGAACATATGACGTATTCAAAGAACAATTCAGATAAGTTTTGTCCGTTACCGTGGATACATTTAGCAACTCGTCCTAACGGCGATGTGCGTGTGTGTTGTACTGCTAATGCTAGTGGTGCGGGTGAAGATGATGATAAAACAGCAGGTCTTGTAAAGAAAGATGGAATTGCTATGAATGTTCGTGATCATACTATTGAAGAAGTTTGGAATAGTGATCATATGCGTAGAACAAGACTACAGATGTTAAACAATAAAGTACCTGAAAGTTGTCGTAAGTGTTTTGAAGAAGAAGCAAAGGGTATCAAGAGTAAACGTAATTGGGAAACAGAAGTATGGAACAGACGTTTAGACATTGATAGTATTGTATCACAAACACAGTTTGATGGAAGTTTGCCTGTAAACATTCCTTATTTTGATTTACGTTTAGGTAATATGTGTAATTTAAAATGTGTAATGTGTTCACCACATGACAGTTCAAGTTGGATTAAAGATTGGAAACTACAATATCCGCAGTATAAAGATCCTTTGTTACTTAAAGATCAAGACTGGGATAGTTCATATGATTATACTTGGTATAAGAAAGGCAGTTTCCTTGATACGATGAAAAATCAAGCACAGCATATTAAAGAATTGTATTTTGCCGGTGGCGAACCTTTAATGATTCCGGAGCATTATACTATACTAGAGTTTATGGTTGCAGAAGGTCACGCAAAGAACTGTATTTTACGTTATAATTCAAATGGTACAGAAATAAGCGAAAAGTTAATAGCATTATGGGAACAGTTTAAAGAAGTAAAATTTAATTTTAGTTTAGATGCAATAGGCGAACAAAATGATTATATTAGATACCCTAGTAAGTTTGAAACTATAGAAAAGAATCTAAAACTGCTAGATGAAACATCAGATAATATTACAGTTAATATTGCGTGTGCAGTTCAAGCATTAAACATTTATCGTGTTACAGATCTTGCTGAATGGAAGTTAGCACAAAAATTTAAAAAAATTAACAAAGCACCATACGGTGCAGGACTTATAGGATTGCATTTGGTATACTTGCCAAGTCATCTAAATGTAAGAGTATTACCTAAAGAACTTAAAAAAGAAATAACAATCAAACTAGAAACTTTTGCTACTAGTTTTCAACGTGATATGGAATTTGCAATGAATCCATATGGTAGACAACGTTGGTTTGGTCTTGTAGATTATATGAATTCAGAGGACTGGAGTCATAAACTTCCTGCAATGAAAGAGTATTTAAAAATCAATGACAATACTAGGGAACAAAATTTAACTGATGTGTTTCCTGAACTGGAGGCATTATGGAAGTAGGATTTAAAATTGTTTGCGATGATATTGACCCAAATGAACTACACAAACAAACTATAATTGGTACAGACACAGAAAACGGACACTTGGTTGTACGTTCAAGTGCTAACGAACAGTTATTATATCTTGACGGTGCTACAGATGGAAAGTCGCCTATCTTTATTGGACTTTCTAAATCGCGTGGAGATCAAACTAACAAACTGCCAGTTGAAGCAGGTGATACATTGGGTGGGTTTCAAGTTTACGCAAGAACTAAACCAGGCAATAGTTTAGGTTACTGTCATAGTGAAAGTCCGTTAACAGGCGCTATCCAATTTTTTGTAGCAGACGATTATAATAAACAAGGTGCAGTTGCTACTGAAATGATTATAGCGTTATCTGACAATGACGATATGAGTGCTAGATTAAAACTTGATAGTAAAGGAAATTTAATTACACATGGAAATATTACTAGTGGCAATTTAACTATAACAGATAATACTATTGATTCGTGGCACATAGGTCTTGTAGAAAAGTATGTTGAAGTGGAATATGATGGCAAAAAGTTTGCAATGCCGTTATATAAAATTGAAAATGAATAATATTACGTGGAAAGAAGTAGACTATAAAAATAATAGTCTAAACAATATAGCAAGAAATATTACTGAATTTCACACAGGAAATTGTCAGGGAGATATTTCATATTCTAAAACAGAAGGCACACCAATTGGTACAATTTTTCTTGAAGAAAAATATACAGTTAAGGATATGGCTATTTTAAATAGTTTATTAAATTATAATGTTTACTTTAGAAAAAATACAGAACAAACACTTAAAACAGATTTAAAACCAGACTGTGCTGTTGTATTAGCAAGTGGCAATACTGTAGATCAAATTGAATCTAAGTATATGTATGTTATTGATATTAGTCCTAAGGCTTTACAAAATCATCAAAAAGCATTTAATATGACATCAACAGAATATTACGAACTTGATGTGTTTGATTTAGAAGAAGTGCGTAAGTTTTTGCGTAAGTGCAAAGGTGAAACAGGATTATTTTGTTTAAGTAATATATTTTTATATTTGCCTAATTGTATTATGTTTGATGCAAAAGCAAGACTAACAAGGCAAAATAAATTAATGCAAGTACTAGCAGAAGATAAAATTGAATGGTATGTTGATATGTGTACTGTTAACGGTATATATTTCCAAGCCCCTGCTAGAGAACTAGTTGATATGAAACTTGATGATAAGTTTAAGGTGTTACCATGGATCTAGTCGAACAGTTTAATTGGATTAGACATGAAAGCGGACTTGCTACATTACGATTAGATGTACCAAAGCCAAGCGGTGCTATGCGAGAAGAAATATTGCAAAGTTTACATCTTGCAGTACCACATAGAGAAGATTATGGTAAAGGGTGGCGTAGTTTAACACTACACGGTCATAGTTCAACAATGACCGACAGTGATCAAGCATACAAAGAAAAGGGATTTATGTTAGGAGAAAAAACTTGGACTGATGTTGCAAAGTATTTTCCTTTAACTAAAAAATGGATTACTGAGAATATACCTTTTAAAAAGTACGGTAGGGTAAGAATAATGATAGTTGACCCGGGTGGGCATATTAGTCCGCATAAAGACTATCCAAATGGACAACTGTTAGCCGGTATTAATGTTGCTATAACGCATCCAGAAGGTACAATATTTGATATTGAAAATTATGGTAATGTAGAATGGCAAGAAGGCGAAGCAAGACTAATTGATTTAGGAAGTATGCACCAGGTTATGAACAAAAGTAATGAACCAAGGATACATATAATTATACACAGCGAACCAATTGATGATTGGAGCGGTGTTATGCAACTAGTTTGCGACAGTTACGGAAAGGAATATAATGGATCAAAATGAAATAGAAAGAGCGTTGCGTTGGCAAAGCCTAGTTAATCTAGGTAACCAAGTAAAACTCAAATGGCATATTGATCATCATGCTGTTGAACAGCAGTTAGAACAGTTTAAAAATAACTGGTGTCCTTATAATGTTAAAAAAGACAAGCATAATAATCGTTGGGGATTACCTGTAACTAGTCATTCAGGTGATGTAATGGACAATTATCATCTTAATAGTTTTGGCCATATGCAAAAATATCACAATGTTGAAATGAAGGAAGAAAACTTTAATACACCTACAGAAGTGTATAATAAAATTCCTGAAATTGCAAAACTAGTAGATATATTTTCGCCAGACATCGGGCGTGTACATTTATTACGTATTGATCAAGGTGGATTTTTCCCACCACATAGAGATTTTCACGGAACTAGTCCAGAATACTTTAGACTATTAGTAGTATTTGGCAGATGCAGTCCTGAGAATTATGTACAGTTAGTTGACGGTAAACCTTTATATCCAGAAGCAGGGTATGTTTACTTCACAAACTTCCAATTAGATCATAGTGTGTTTAGTTTTAGTGATAACTTGTATAGTCTTATTTTAACAGTAAAACTAAATGAGCGTACACAAAAATTAATACTAGACAACACAATGGCAGAATGAAATTAGAGTACCAAAACAAAGCAAAAGAAGAATGGTTTCTTGTTAGTTGGACATTAAGTAACAAGTGTAACTATCGCTGTTCCTATTGTCCGGATCATTTACACAACGGAAGTACTGGACAACCCCAATGGGAAACAGTAAAACGTTTTGTTGAAAATTTTAAAGTACCAAAAGAAATCTGTTATAGAGTGAGTGGCGGCGAACCTACATACTGGAAACATTTTTTAGATCTTGCTAAACTTGTAAAAAAACAAGGTCACACATTTAGTTTTCTAACTAACGGCAGTCAGCGTGTAAAATATTACAAAGAAATAAGCAAGTACACAGACGGTTATATTATTTCATACCATCCAGAGTTTGCTAATCTAGAACATATTAAAGAAGTAATACAAGAAAGTTATTGTCCTGTATTTGTTAATCTAATGTTGTCGCCTGAAAACTTTAATGAAATGTTTGACATTGCAGAAGAACTATATTCAAGCAGTGATAATGTTAGTGTATGGCCTAAAATAATTTTAGATAAGTCTAACATAGATGCAATTACAAATACACCAGCAAACTACACACAAGACCAATTAGACACAATTAAGAATTGGCCTTTCTTTACTAACCTTCCAGACGCACAGTTACACAGAGGAGAATTGCTGTTAGATGATTCACCTGTAACTGCCAATGATTTAATATCAGAAAGTAAAAATCGTTTTAGGAATTGGAAATGTTGGGCAGGCATTGATGGAATTAATATTGATATGTGGGGAAACATATATAGAGCAGACTGTCAATATGGCGGCGCATTAGGAAATCTAGAACGTTACAAATTACCCGAAAAAGAAATTGTATGTGGTAAAAGTGTATGTAGTTGTTTGAGCGATATATACATTAGGAAAGAGTTATGCGAATAATTGTAACAGGAAACCCAAACTACGAAGGCCTTTCTAAAGGAATCTTTGAAGCATATAATCATAATAATGTTGAGTTTATAGGTAGACACAATGGTTGGGATATGACTGACTTAGATGCTATTGCTGACTATGTTAAAAATGCAGATGTGTTTGTTAATAGTTTATTAATACCAGACAGCGGACAAGAAAAACTGTTGCATAAAGTTTACAAAACGTTTAAAGGGTTACATATAATTAACATTTCTAGTACAACAAGTTACTGGCGTGACGGTTATAGTCCAGAAGGTTATCTTGAAAGTAAAACTGCGTTAGACGAAGCAAGTAAAATGTATTCAAACTATTGTGCATTTGGGAATAGTAAAGTTCGTGTAAGCAATATTGCTTTTGGTCAACTTGATTCTAAAACAACAAACAATAAAAGTGATAGGAAAAAGATTAGTTTGCTTGACGCAGGTAAACTTGTTAAATGGCTAATTGATAGTCCACGTAACATGAACATTCATTATCTTGCTGTTGATCCTATTCAAACAGACTACTAAGTTCAGGACAATGATCAAGTACGTTTGTATTGCGTAACTTATCGAGATCTTTTGTATACTGTACAAAAGTTTCAGTTAAATTTGTATCATTATTTGTATAATTTACAAAATCAAATTTGTGTTCAATGTTTTCTAAAATGCTGTTAGGTAAAACTCTTGGATTTAGATATGGCGGTTGTACAACTACATTATTAAAGTAGATTGACCAATTATCTTTTTTAACACTATCGTACCATTCTTGAATTTTATGTAAGTGTGCAATATTATACGCCATAACAGTAACAGCAATAATAACTCTATCAAAATTGTAGTGTTTTAGATTTTCGTTTAATTGCTCAAACGTAAAATTATTTCCACCTCTAATATATTCGTATAGTTTACCAGTTCCTTCAACACTTACGGTCCATTTTGTATGGCCAAACTGTTTTGCAAGTTCGTGTACTTCATCGTCAACAATGGTTCCATTAGTAGTCCAATCAAGTGTAATGTTTTTAGCAATACCTAAGTCAATAAACTTTTTAAGAATAGTTTTGTTTGAAGGTTCCATATACGGTTCCCCGCCTTTGATGCTTAGGTAACGCAAGTTCATAAATGGTGTAGGATCTTCAAATAGTTTTGCAATAATTTGATCGCTTTTATTTGTATAACCAAACTCTGGATGATCTACTGGCCTATTATAATCTTTGTTTAGTTCAGCCAATTTCAATTCTTCTTTGACCCAAGCACTTGAACTAATACCATTGCACATACGACATTTCAAATTACAGATATTGCTCATATTGAATTCCAAAAAGTATATGTCATGGAAGTTTTTGGTGTAATCGTAATTGGTATTTTCCAACATTGGATTTAGTATATCACGGAAGAATAAACGCCTGCTATGACCTACTGTAGCCTCTTTTAAGCGGCATTTATCGCATTCGGGTGGTAACTGACCCTTACGTATAGAATCCTTTGTGTATGACGCTGTAATGCTGTTTAAGACGGTGTTTAAAGACGATTCTAGCACGTTACCGTAGCGATTTGCATACACTCCGTCGGGTACAATATCACCATTAAAACGTACCAAAATACTATGCCAAGGTGCGTAACACTTCATAGTATAGACACCGTTTCTATGTCTAAACAGTCATTTAATTTTACTAAATTGGAACTGTTATCGTGCGTGTTATATACAATAGTATGTATTTCATCGTTGTAAATTACAGGTCTTCCAAACATTAAATTATCTGGATATGTTTTTGATATCCAAATACCGTTTGTGTCAATTTTATAAAGGGCACACCCTGGGGTTCCTGCTGGTAAAAAGTATGCAGACCCTTTATAAGCAATACCACTACGATATCTAAATTTACCACCATAAGATTCTTTTATACTAAATTGAAAACTTTCTTTTGTAATAGTATCAAAGATTATACCTTTATCGCTATCATTACTATCTTCATCACCGTACGGTAATCCAATAATAACATCATCAACTAATACTTGTGTGTTATATTTTTTAGCAAAGTCGTCTACGTTTAATTTCCATAATCTGTATTCTTTTGTTTTTGTATCAAACTCAATTACTTCATTTAATCCTGCTGTTTCGCCAAATGGTAAACTAAAAAGTTTGTTACCTACAACAACAGCATCAGTATATTTGCGTGATACTTTAGGTAAATTCAATTTGTGTTTGATTACCTTCTTACCGTCAAACTCTAGTATGTTTGAATAATGAACACTTTCACCTCTTGGCATACTGTAATAACTTCCGTTACAATAAACAGTACCCATGTGTGCTTTCTTTTCATTTGTGTCAACGTCGATAGTTTTAACTTTATTATTGTTAATGTAAATCAAGAATTGCGTATCTTCATAACCTAATGGAAAACTACAAGCGGTATTGCCGTGACTAGCAACACTATAAAATTGTCCTTTGCCTTTTTTATCTAGTTTATGATAGATAGGCGTTTTATCTTTTATTTGTACTACAACATTTAAGTCATCATAAATGCCATAAGGTATAAGCCATATGCTATCGTCAGTAACACCGACTGCATTAAATTTGCTAGTTGCATTTGGAACATCAAGTGATACAAGTGTGGTGTGATCTTTATAGAATGCACACATATCGTATGACGGATTGTTTTGAGTACCAAATGGAGGACTAACTAATTCGTCCTTGTTTACTTCTAGTACAAGATGTCTAATACGTGCTTCTTTATAAAAATCTTCAAATGCTTTATACATTGTTTAAGTCTATTGTTTTGATAACTTTTTCTTTAATAGTGTCAAACACTAATATAGTTTGGAAACTGTCGCTTTCTCCGTATGGAAAAGCATATATAATATCGTTAATTATAACACATTTATTATATTTTTCAATAGTAGTATTGTCTTTAAAGTATTCACCAACATCGACTGTATAGTGTTCTTCTGTATTTGTATCTACTACTAATACTTCTGCTAGGTCGCCTTGACTTTTCCAAGTATCCTCAGGCTCACATACACAGCCACCTCTTGGAATAAAATACAATTTACCTTGACTGTTTTCTACCCCAGCAAAATATTTTTTACTTTCTTTGCCTATGCCTAAATCTTTAATGTGCCACTTGTCTGTGTTACTATCAATAATTAACATTTCACTCCAGTCTTCGTCGTGTCCTGCCGGTGGAAAGAATATTTTGCCATTACTAGCAACAACGTGTGTAAAGTACTTTCTGCTAGTAGACGTAATACCAGTTTTTGTAAAAGACCAAGATTCGCTAGTAGCAAAAGATCTAGTTTTATAAGTTGCTAAAATATCAAACCCAGGATATTCGCTATACGGCGGAGCGTATAATTTTTTGTTTGCTTTTGCCACAGTAGTAAATTTTTTGTTGCAGTATTTTTCTTTATCGTAATCTGCCCATTTATCAACTAAATTTGTTAGTTCATAAGAATTATCAAAGCAGTCATATACAATGCCGTGATTAAAATGTGTTTCTAAATCTTCTCCACGCGGCAAACCAATTATGTATCCGTCTAGCATTTGTGTAGTGTGCCAGCGTTTAGTATCGTCATCTACTTCTAAATAATTTAACTTAACTTCATTAGTATCCATATTGAAATCTAATGCCCAGTTATATGACTCGTGTTCGCCGTACGGCAATGCAATTATACGATTATCAAAAATATGTCCTTGGATATATTTTCCTCTTCCTACAACATTTAATTCAATATATTCTACACTATCGTCATCTGTGTTTAACACTAATATTTTACTTTCATTATAGGGTAGAAAATAAATTAAGTTACGGTAAACAATACCATTCTGCCATTTTTCTGTAGAGTTATTAACTTCTAAAGGAATCCGAGTTACTTGATACGTGTTAGGATCAAACTTTATCATGTAATTAATTACATCGTTTAATCCGTAAGGCGCACAATAGATAAATCCATTGTTTGCAACAGTAGGGTAACTAAAGGCTTGCGGGGTCAAATTTATCTCCAAAGGCACTTTTTAAATCGTCTTGCATTTTTTCTAATACCATGTGAGGTGGATATAAGTTTACATTATCCCAATCAACAAGTGTCATTTTGTCACCGTTAATAATAATATTACTTAGTACCCAGTCACCGTGTGCGTATGGTGATGTTTCGTTAATGTTGTCAATACAGAAGTGATAAATCTTTTTCATAAACTCAGGAGTATGTTGAAATTGACTAGCAGGAGTACCTTCAATTGGTAGCATATCAATATACATTTCATTGTCGTCACAATGTTGTCCTATAATATATCCTGGATTTACTTCTTCAACTAGATCAACGTGTTCTTCTAACCAATGTGGATCACTAAAGTGCCAGACCTTTCTATAACGGTCTTCAAGTTTATATACGCTTCTTTTCTTTTGTTTATTTTCTTTAATCAAGTCCATATGCTTTTGCCACCGGTAGTAGATAATCTTTAATATGCATATTTCTAAAGTTATCTAATCTTGTTATACATCTTTTAAAGTGTTCAATAATTTCAGGATCAGCAGGATCATTAGACCATTTGTCAACTCCTTGGAATTGCTTTTTAAGTTCGTCAGGAGCATTTTTAATATGTAACCAATCAGGTAACATTAATAAGTTTTCAAAAACTTTCCAACCTTGTTTGTCTGCATACTCTTTAATATCATCATAGAACCATGCGTTTAAAATACTAATTGTTGGACTAATATCAACTTTACAAAAGTCTGCCCAACGTAGTGCGTTACGTTCTACTTCTTCCCATTTAGAGCCATGACGAATATAATCAATACGTCTATCAGTTGCATCTAAAGAAAAACTCATAATAACCATTTTAAATTCTCTTAAAAGTTTTTCAAGTTTAGGATTCCAAATAGTGCAGTTAGTGTTAAATCTAATTGTTACAGATCTATCAAGTTTTTCTAAAAAAGTAGGCAAGTGTTTTACCATCATAGGTTCGCCACCTGTCATATACACTTCTTGTAAAGGCAAATCTAATAATTTATCAAATGCTTCTTCAGTACCCCAGTTAAAATTAGGAACTTCAAGAATACCATGTAATGGTTCAATGCCTGCTTTTTTCATAGCAATGGCTTCTTCAGCAATACTGCTACTGCTCATATGCCAACAACTAATACATTTTAAATTACAACTATTACCTACACGAATATCTAAATGACTAAGACCAGGGCCATACCTGCGTGTTTTTTGACGCTGACTTCCTAGTCCTCGTTCTTCCATATGTTGACAACGTTTACAAGCATCTGGCCATTCATCTCTTTCCATTTGCTCTCTAACGCCTCTATGGAATTCACTGTCGTGCCATTCTTGTGGAGTATGTGTACGGATGTTATACTTGTTAGGTGGTTCTAAACTCATACAACAAAGACGATACTGACCGTCAGTTCCAACATTAATTTGGTTATCTAAATATTTGCATCTCATATTGTTTTGACAGACCCTTCTGTTCTGATAAGTATATTTAACAGATACTTTAATTCAAATGAGGAAACATGACTGAACTTCAAACACTTTTTGAACAACATAAAGACCCAATTAGTGTACAATACCCTGAACAATTTGATCCTAAATGGGTAATAATGGAAAGTGGTTGGCCTTGCTTTAGGCTAAGTGCGTTAGATAACCAGCCATGGAAAGAAATGCATAAAGAAGCAGAAGCACTTACAGATAAGTTTTTTTCGCATAGAGAAGATACATATGGTAAAGGTTGGAAAAGTTTAACAATACACGGACTTAATGATGATACACAAAGTCTTGACACTTACGGTGAGCGTAGTGAAATTATTAAAGAACTAAATTGGACATACGTAGCAGATAAGTGTCCTGTAACTAAAAAGTTTTTAACAGATGTTTGGCCTGCAGAATACTTAAACCGTGTACGTTTTATGTTGCTCGAACCCGGCGGATATATTTTACCACATCAAGATAGGCCAGATACAGAAAAACGTTTAAGTGTTTGTAATATTAGTTTGAATAATCCAGAAGGTTGTAAGTTTATTTTTAAAGACAAAGGCATTGTACCGTTTGAAGATAATGGTAGTGCATTTTTAATGGATATTTCAAATGTTCATAGTGTTTGGAACAATAGTGATAAGCCTCGCATTCATATGATTATACATTATGAGTTGGGTAGACGTATTAGAGATTTTTTCTACGTGCTAAGACAAAGTTACTATACTAATAGAGGGTAACATGAAAGACTGGAATAGCATTACAGTAGACAGATACTACGAGAATCTAAACATTGATAACAAAGTTGCAATTGGTATTTTAGATATTTCAAGAGATATACCTAATAAATTTTTACAAAAACGTACATTTGACATGACATACTTTTATATTAATCGTATGTTAAAGATGGGTATCTGTAATTATGTAGGATTCCATAATAAAGTAGAAACAATACTTGAAGAAGCATTAGCAAAAGGAAAAGATTATGCTATGATTGCTTGTCAAGGGTTACTTTTATATCGAGGTCCAAGTTTAGTGCAGAAAAGTGTAGAATATGCTGAAAAGAATCCGCAGTTTTTTGTAATAGGGCATATTATGGATAAGAAAAAGCAACACTATCTTACAACAGGTGCTTATCCAGGACTACATAGACAGTATTTGTTTGTTAACATTGCTAAGTGGGTTGAACTAGGCAAACCAGCATTTGATGAAATAGGTGTATACTGGGATCGTAAGCCAACATTACAAAATTATGAACTAAGTGAAGAAACAATTCATAGCAATTACACGCCAGCCTGGATTAAAACAGGTAACGGAGAGTCAAAATATGCTACAACAGCAGACGGAAGTAACTGGATTGATCTAGCATTACGCAATAACATTACCATAGACAACTTAGATAATGATATGCGTGACTGTAAAGTATTTTTATATCCATACATAGAGTCGGATAAACTTGCAGAAGCGTGGGTAGATAAAACTAAAGACGAAGGACTTAATCAAAGTCAAGCCGCTTGGATAAGAAAACTAGCATATCAAGAAGATATTGAAAAAGATAGGGTATATGCTTTTAACACAGAAACACTTTCAGGTGAAGGTGTGCGTACAAACGGAAAGTATATTGATCATTTCTTTACTGCGGCCGCAGGCTTTAAGCCTCTTGCTATATTAAATGCCAACGGATTCCATAGGGGCACTACTGTACATTACTTTGATTGGTGTGAAGCAAGTTTAAACTATAAAAAGCACTTACTTGAAACGTGGGATGGCTATGATTTAGATAAATGGTTATTAGAACACGACTTAGAATATAACTTTAGTTCAACATATAGAGGAAACTACAAGCAATTCTGGGAACAAGAAATGAAAGAACACGGTGGCAGTTTAGCATTCCAGCGTTTATGGTCACGTTATAAAGAACTAAAACACGAGTTCCATCTTGTTGATATTGTTAACGAGCCAAACCTATTATTTGACCAAATAAATAATGTACATGGTACAAAAGTATTGTGGACTACAAATATATGGTCCAGCGAAATGTTACATTGGAACGTTGAACCAGAGCAATTAGAAGAAAAGTGGAAAGTATTTAGACAACTCATACCTGATGACCTAGTGTTATACGGTCATGATTACATTGGAGTTGATCTATATGAAAGTGTAAGAAATGGAAACGCAACAACACACCCAAGATTTCAAACGATATATTGAAACTTGTGAACCTTTAGACTTAGGATTCAAAGTTAAAAAATTGTTTGAAGTAGATGTAGAAAAAATACAAGAGTGGTATAAAACTCTTGAAGAAAATTATTCTGATTGGAAGTTTGTTATTGGTGAAAATCATCACGTATGGAAGTTTCCTATTGTAGATCCTGAAGCAAAGACAGGACATTACTTGCCAGATGATGCGGCATACTATACACTTTGTTGGAACAGTGATGAACCTGGACCTAAACCATTTGAACAAGGATGTGCTAAAGAGGAATATCGTGACAACGATAATGATGAATTAAATCCTCGTAAATGTTTTACAGGATACGGATTAGAACTTGTAAAGCAATTACCTTTTAAAAGTAAAAAGTGGTTGGTAACAATACATACCCCAGGAACAAAATTAATTACACATCAAGATCAACCTGACAAATTGCGTGTACATATTCCAATTCATACTAATGAAGATAGTAATTGGATTATTGGAGGCGAAGAATTTCATATGGAACCGGGTTGGGCATATCTTGTCAACACAACTATTCCGCATAGTGTAGAAAACAAAGGTAGTACAAACAGAATACACTTGTACGGAAAGGTATGGACTGAAGATGTTAGTAGAATATAGATCAAAAGAAAGTTTTATTACCTATGCAAAGTTTAATGACATAGACGACACAACTGTTGATAATAAAAAAGATTTCTTTATTTGTATTGAGCCGTCAGGCGGCCCACATTGTGATCCGTATTTTAAAAGACAACATTCAAACGTTATAACATTAAAGTTTGACGATGTTCCCGAGGACACTCGAAAGTGGGGCGGCGACTTTGATATGTGGTTTGAAGCAAAAGCAATGCGTGGATACCAGGCAGACGAATTAGTAAAATTTATAAAAACTATTCCTGAAGATGCTAATGTTCATGTTTATTGTATAAAAGGACAAGTAAGAAGTAAAGCAGTTGCAGACTTTATAAAAGAAACTTTGTTAAATACTGATGAACAAAAGCCTACACCAGGCGCAGTTAATTCTTATTACTATGTAAAAGAAATGCTAAGGACAACATGGACAGATACATAACAGATTACAACCCAGAAGATTTTACACCAGAATTTCTTAATAGTTATGACTGGGATATTATTGAGTTTAAAGCAACTATTGATATTTCGTTGCTTGAAGATTATTATGATGTACTAAAAACTGATCTAGCACATTTAGAATTTCACTTTGGATTAAAAGAATACATTAAAAAAGAAATTTTTGAAATGTGGACTGAAACAAATAGGGTAGGAAACTACGAAGGCAACGTTAGCGGTTGGGGAATATCTTGGCCTGCCGAACGTAACATTCCTTGTGCAGGAAAACGTCATGTTAATCCTATACATTATCCTGAATTAGAAAAATACGATTTAGATGCCGACGGTGATGGGTTTTATGCTGATTCTAAAATTATGAGTGTATATAAATTTGGTATAGTAAACAAGATGATTAAAGAGTGGGGCGAACCAGCACTAAGACAGTTACTAGCAATTAAGCATCCACCAGGCACCCGTGTGCATAATCATCATGATGGATCATATAAGAAGTTGCATATTCCAATGCACTCAAATGATCAAGCACTATTCTGTTTTGGTGAAAACGACGAGCGTAAGTATGTAATGAAGCCAGGCAAAATATATATGATTAATCCTATAGTAAATCATAGCACAATTAACAACGGAACCACCGAACGAGTGCATTTTTTAACTAGAATCGACCCAGAATATGTTACCACCTTCGCTGGGATTACCACGCATATTAAATAAATATAGTATAGAGTATGGAGAAAAATATGTCAAATGTTTATTATACAAACGTGCTTGACGACCCTTATTACATTGGAAATGGCACATTTTTGTCAGTAGTTACTAACGGTAAGGTCAGAGTTGAGGGCGAAACCGATAGAGATTACAACAAAGATGCAGGTGCTAAAGCCGGTCTTTTAAAGATTAACACTGATAACGAAACTGTAAAGTTTATTGATTTTAGTGAGCAAAGTGAAGACGGTGACAGATATCGTGCTGTTGCTGTAGTAGGCAAGTATGCTTATGTAATGCGTACACAAAAGAAACACGTAGATAGTATTGTGCGTATGGCTAAAGTTGACCTTGATACTGACACAGTTGAAATGATTCAAGATAAAGCAATTACTATTCATGGTGTTGAAACACCTAAAACATTCTGCGGTCACTTTAACTTTGGTAGACCTGTAGTTGTTGGTAAAAAAATTATTTACCCACCATTAAACAGTGGTGTTGTAATCATTTATGATACAGAATCAGAAAAAATGATTGCACGTGATGTTGCTGACGAAACAGCATCTGTACATTGTACATATATTGAAAAGACTAACGAAGTAGCATTTTTCCCATACGGTAATCCAACAGACCAATTGTTAGTTCTTTCATTAGACGATTACTCTACTAAATTAGTTACTGCTCCAGTTAAAGGTGCATTCTACGGTGCTATTAGTCGCAACGATAAAATTGTAGGCTTACCATTAGTAATGGGCGAAACTAAAGAATTACATTTTTGGATTTATGATGGCAATGAAATTACTTCAGTACCTTACGTACTTGAAGATTCAGAAAGTGAAGTTGGACAACTTGGTTTCAAGAATGGGGTTATTGTTGACAACAGATTAATTGCACATAGTTCTTGGGAAAAGTGTCAAGAACTAATTGATCTAAATTTAGATACACTAGAAATTAAAAGAACTAGAACAGATAGATCATTAGGGTCTATGCCTGTTGTAGGTGATAGCATTATGTTAATGCCTTCAGTACAGCATCCATCAATGTCTAACATTGCACCAGGTGCAGTATTTGATGTTAACGATTCTGGTGTTACAGAAAGTTTCAATCTAAAAACTAATAACATTTATGTAGGTGTTGCTTCTAAAGAAACAAATAAAGCAGTAACAGTTCCATTTAGATTTGATTTAGTTGACAATGTTCTTAAGTCAGAGATGTTATTTGTTGATCTGAAAAACAAGGAATCTAAGCAGATTGCATTTGAGTTAGAAATGGAATAATGCCTGAGAACTTTGAAGTCATTGAATTAGATAACTTCAAGTTTTCGTTGGAAGAATTAGAACATTACTATCATACAGTTCAATCAAATTTCAGTTACTTGAAGTGGGCGCCTGACGCTGATACAGACACTAAAGATCATAATGTTAGTGAAGTGTACGGTTGGGCAATCCAAAGTAATTTAAAAGATCCAAAGAAACCCTGTTCCCCATACGATATTTCTAAAGGTGATGATGTTGTAGGAACGTTTGATGTTCCAACAGAATTAATATTTGGATTTGCAGAAAAGTTTTTAAAGGCATTGCCTTTTGTAAGACAAACCGTTATTACTGCTCACCCGCCTGAAACTAAGATAAATTTACATAGTGACAATGAAGAATTTTACAAGATTCATATGCCAATAACAGCAAACAATGAATCTATGTTTAATTTTGAAGGTAAAGAATATAATTTGCAACCAGGTAAAGCATACTTGATTAATACAGAAAAATTACACGGTACATTTAATAAAGGTGAAACAACTCGTGTACATTTCATTACAAAGTTACGTATTGAAGATATGAATAAAGTGGTTAACAATGAGTACACAATATAAAAAAATATGTATCATAGGAGGCGGAACAACTGGTTGGTGGACCGCAGGATACTTAGAAAATAAATTTCCAGACATTGAAATTACACTAATCGAAAGCAGTGATATTCCTATCATTGGAGTAGGTGAAAGTACATTGCCTATGATAAAATCATTCTTTGAAAGTTTCGGAATGGATGAAAAAGAATGGATGCCTAAGTGTGATGCTGTACATAAGTTTGGTAATATAAAACAAGGTTGGGATAAACCAGACGGTGAAGAATTTGCATTTACATTTTGGTACAACGATAATGATGCATTTAATACTTGGTACAAAGAGTTTGAACAAGGTAAAGTAGATAAGCATAGTATTAATGATCTATATGATCGCGATGCTTGGAGAGCAGTAGCATATCATTTACACGCAGAAGAAGCCGGGCGTATTGTTAAAGATAATTGTAAACGTGTAAAGCACGAAATTGCAACACTAGATACATTACCAGAAGGTTATGACTTGTATATTGATTGTACAGGACTTCGTAGACAATTTGTTAAAGACAAAACACTTGCAGATTTATCTGAGCATCATCTAGTTAATAGTGCTTGGGTTTGTCCGTTTGAACTTGACGAAATGGTTCCGTATACTAGAACAATCGCTAGAGATTACGGATGGCAATTTAAAATTGGACTAACAAGTAGAACAGGTACAGGATACTGTTTTGCAGATCAATATGTTGACGATGATACAGCATTAGAACAATTTAAAGAATATACTAAAGAACTAACACCCTGGCAAGACAAAGAGCCGAGACTAATTAAATGGCAACCTGGGTGGTTAGAAAATGCTTGGCAAGACAACGTAGTTGCTATAGGCATGAGTCAAGGATTTATTGATCCGTTAGAATCAAATGCATTGTTTATGATACAGCATGGTATTACTACTCTTGCTAATTGCATTGAAAGAGGTTACGGTGCTAGAGCATATAACAAAATGGTTAAACGTACCTGGAAAGAAAACAGTGATTATATTCTTCATCATTACGGTTTAAGTTCACGTAACGATACAGAGTTTTGGAAGCATTATTCTAAACTAGACTTTTCTAAAACTTTATGGGAACACTATGCTAAGACTGGAAACAAATACACTAATTTGTATCCTGATGCTATCTGGGCAACACTTGGCTTATACTACGAAAACTTTACTTACTATCAAAATAAGCAGAACGCTGTTTAAAATATTCTTCAACATTTACCCTATACAAGTTTTGTTTTGTAAAGTATAGGTCTATATTTTCATATTCTAAACTTAATAATTTACGTTTGATTAATAACGGAGTCATCATTCTAGTAAGTTTATGACTGCTAGGTGCATCGTTATTTTTATCTATGTTTGTGCTTATGTAAAGTTTTGCTTGTGGGTCTTGTTTTAATATATCGTTAATTTGTGCTTCTAATAAGTAAGTCCAGTGAACAACACTAGCATATACATCTTTACTAAAAGTATTAGGATTGTATCCTGGGAGTTGAGCACCGCGGAATAACACACGATACGAGTGTTCGTCTATGTTTAATTTATGATATCCTGCAATAGAATAAATTTTACTTTCGTCTAATGCCGCAAACCAAGTAGCAGTATCCCACTTCATTCTTTCTAAAGACTTATTATTTTGTAATCCTAATTTGTTACATTCTTCACAAAAATCTTTTACAGAAAAGACATCTACTTCAGAAAGTTTTACTATTCTTCTAGTATCGTTATTAAAAATTGTTCTTCCAAGTTCTTCCATTAGGCTCTTCTATGCGTGAGTGAAATTCCATTGTTTCAATATTAAATACATCTCCTGTTGCTCTACCGTTAATATGGCATTGACATAATTTGCCATCAGGAGTTACAGGCATAAACATTACATGATCGTCTTTTATTGTGTTTAGATCAAATGATGTACTATTATACCCAATCATTACAGGTGGCGGAAATTCTGTCATACCATACCAATTTGCTACAGTTTGGACACCACGTTCTTTAAATGCATCTATAAAACTTTGTTCTATTTTGGAACTACCAGTAACCATATAACGGACACAACTCATATCCAACTCTTTAAAGCCTTTGGTCTTTTGTAACAGTTCTAAATGGCGTGGTATTAAACTAATATACGTCGGTTTAACGCGGTTAAACAGTTCAGGGTAGGTATAGGCATTAAAGTTACTAGAAACGTGCTGTGCGCCGCTTAAAAACGCAGGAACGGCGGTGATTGTGTAGTGGGCAATAGTGTTTGCTGGAAACACATCTAATACTCTATCGTGTTTGGTTAAACCAATTTCTTTTATACTTTTGGTTGCACATTCTTTTATGTATTCCCAAGAATGGACAACTTCTTTTGGTTGCTCTGTAGAGCCTGATGTATAGAGTGTAAGTGTGCTCATACTCTTACTTAGTTGAAATTTACTTAGGAGTTATTAATGCTGAATTAATAGAAAGCGTTCCAAGCATTACCATCGTAGTACACTGGATAACTTACTGCACCTGCTTTTGATGCAGGATCCCAACTAGTACCGTCTGCGATTGCAATAATACCTTCACTTGCTGTTGGCTCTGCTGTTTGTGGAGTTAGTTTAGCAAAACCGTTAACATCTAATGTAGCACTTGCAACATAACCAACTGTTCTGTTAACTGCTAGATAGCCACGTGAGTCATATGACATAACATTAAGTGACGGAGCAGAACCTGAACCTGCGTTGTTAATGAATAAGATTTTACCATTAGCAATATCTTGTGCTGGAGTTGTATTTTCGTCAACGGTCCAACCAATAATACTTGATGGAACATAGTCACCTACATCTGGATCCCATGCTCGTGAACTTAATGCACCAATGAAGTCACCTGCTGTTGCTCTAACAGGGTTTTGAATATCACCGTGCTTACTTGAAAAGTTTACTTTAGAAATATTACCAATGTTAGTACCTGCAAGTGTAACTAAGTCTAACGGTGGTGAAGCGTCAACGTTTGTAATTCTAAATGTAGGTCCAGCAACGTCTGTTTCTTTACCAAGTGCCATATAGTCAACACCGCTAAGTTCAATTTGATTACCATCAAATCTAACAACACCGTTGTTTAAGGTTACTGTATTTCTTACAGCATCTACTAGTGCAGTAGAGTCATCACCGAAAATAGAACCGTTAACATCACCTGTTAAAGAACCTGTAAAACTTGGAGCACTAACAGCACCTGTAAATACACCTGCGCCTGCTGTTACTGCTTTTGATGTAGCATTAAAGAACAATGAATTATCTGTTGCAAGAACATCACCAGTTAGTTGTCCTGTTGCTGTAATAGCACCTGTTGCTACGTTAACAATTACTGTACTGTCATTGCCAACAACATTGGCATTAATATAACCTGCTTCAATGCTGTCTGTAACACTAATAAAGTTAGAATAAACACTACCAAATCTGTTAGTTGTAGAACCAACATTTCTTGCACCATCAACATCTGGAATTAGGCTTGATTCGATTTTAGCCGCAAAGTTAACTGTATCTGTATTTGAATCACCAACTGTGATGTTACCGCCAAGAGTGAAGTTACCGTCAACAGTCATATTTCCTGTTGCAGTAATATTACCGTCGATATTGATGTTACCTTGTCCGTCAATATCGTAACCTGATAAGTCTAAGTTTGAGCCTAAAAACTGTCCTGCTGTATCTACAGCAATACCACCAGCAGTTGTACCATCACCGATATATAGTCGTTTGGTATCTGTAGTGTATATCAGTTCACCTTCTAAAGGTGTTATTAACTGACGTTGTTGATCAGTTCCTCTGCGTAATCTTAAAGCCATCTAAAGCACTCCTAGTGTTCTTCTATTATATAGTATTTATGCCAAATAGAAAAATTACTTCTTCTTCTTTAAAAACTGTTTTGTGCGTTTTTGAACGTCCTCTTTAACTCTATCTGTGTCTACTTTGAAATCAACGTTTTTAATGCTAGAATCATAGGTTTTAAACATATCATTTAGCGATTTTTCTACGTCTTTGTTAAGCATAGTGTTAGAAGCGTTGCGATTTATAGTGATTTCCCATACTTTGCCATTGTTAAACGTAACTTGTACACTTTCCAAGTATTCAAGGGGGATTGCTTTAACCTCCACATCCTTGAATACTTCGGGCCATTTATCTATAACGTCCTGAGAAAGTCCTTTACGCTTTGGCATTGGAAGAAGCCTTTTTCTTAGACGGACTTAATTCTTCAGCCTCTTTTCTAAGACGCTCTGCTTCCTTAAACATTCTATCAGCATCTGCTCTCATATTTTTAGCAAGATCTTCATCTGATAAAGGTTGTTCTTCTACCTGTGCTGTTTGCGCCTGTGCTTCTACAGTACTAGCAGGCATTTCATTTGCTGTACCTACTTCTTGTACTGATGAACCGTTTACTGCTAGATCGTTAATACTCACGCCTTTTTGTTCAGCAATGATTGAGTTTAGTTCGTCAAGACTAATAACAGTCTGCGTATCTGGTGTCATCTCAATATCTTTAGTTGCAACCTTAGTTAGTTTACCATTAGTATGGAAATTTGCTAACATAATACTACCGTCTTGTAACGGTGTACGTTGCATAGCATCTGCTAATTCTTCAGATACTTGACCAGTGTTAGATTCAACTAATCTCATTAGAGTGTCGTGTTCGTTATCACCTAAGTTCTCAGTTTGAACTACAAGTGCGTGTTCTGGATCGTTAGGTAGTGTACGAAATACTACTACGCATTTACGACCATTTGATTTAAATCTACCTACGTGCTTAATAGCCATTATGATGCTCCTAGTGCCGCCGCCGCGTCTTCTGATGATACTGGAGTATCTTTTACTTCAGTCTTTGGAGCCGCCGCTGGCGTTGCTGGTGCTTTTGCTTGTTCACCAACTTGTTGGTTTGATACAGTAGTTAAAAATGTTTCTAACTTGTTGAAAGTTTTGCCTACTGCTTCTAGTTCGTTTGCTTTAAAAGCACCACGAGATTGTGCAACCTCAATGATAGTTTTTAAAACACTCAAGTCTTGTACAGTTAGTTCTGCACTAACTTGACCTTGTGGCGGAGTTGCCGCTTGTGGTGTTTTGTTTTCTTCTGACATTAATGTCTCCTTTTAAATGATATCATTTGTACTAATTAACATAGCACTTAATTATTTACTGCTATGTACTTATGCATACTTCAAATGTGGACAAGCCAACATGAAATAAGATAGTTCTTTGTGGCTTTCAAAACCAATTTTGAGTATTGGATTAAAGTCGTCATTCAACGATCTGCCAATATAAAAACGACCTTTAAGATTATGCTTTATCCATTTTCTTATAGAGTCTTCAAGGTTATAACGCATTTCAACTGTAACAAAGTCAAAATGTTTTGGAAAAGTTCTTAACTCTCTAATGCCAAAGAAGTCTAAGGCATTCGGTTGTCCGTTTTTCAAAACTGTCATGCCGCCTTTTCATAGTGAGCAGTTAACCCGAATGGTGCCTGCAAGTTTTTGTCATGATGTGAATGAATAACAAATACTGTATCACAGTAATCTTCATCACCCCATGAATCCCATGGATAACCATCTGTAAACATAATGAAACGCTTCGGTTGAATATCGTGTTCTTTCATGTATTTCCAGTTAGCCATGAAGTCTGTACCGCCACCGCCAACAACTTGGTAGTCGTCTAAACTTTCACCACTGTCAGCACGGAAGTCTTGTTCGTTATATACATCAGTATCAAAACACCATACTTTAATATTGTAGTCTTGATACTCTGCCATAATACCTTGTATTTCACTTAGGAAATCTTTTGCCTGATCATTACCAATTGACCCTGACATATCTACTGCAACACAAATATCAATTGTTTCGTCGAAGTTCATACCTGGTAAAATTGCATTAGTGTGCCAGGCCTTACGTGAAGGACGTTGGAATGTAAAATCATTTTTAATAGTAGATTGAATTTGCTGACGTAACAATTCACGCCAGTTCATTTTAGGTTCTGTAAGTTCTTTAATAATACGTTCTACTTCTTTAGGAATATTACCAGCACCAGCCGCCTGTGCCGCACTAATCATATTCTCTTTAATTTCGTCACGGATTTTACGTAATTCTTCTTTACTGTAAGACGGCGCCTTGCCTTTACCGTCTTTGCCATCTTTACTTTTAGATTGACCACTACCTTGATTATCTTTATCCCAATCAACGTGTTCGTCAAGAAGTTTACCTAGTTGCTCAAGTTGTTCTTGATCATACTTTTCAAAGATATCATCATATACTGCTTCTGAAGTCCAACCTTCATATTTAAAGTCTTGGAAAATTGGAATGTCTTTAGGCTTTTCGCCAATACGATCTCTAACAAGAGTATTGTTTACAATATAGTCTGCGGCAATGTTATGTATTTGCGGATCACGGTCTTCTCTACGTGTCATATGGTCAAATACACAATGCAAAATTTCGTGTGCAATAACGAATTCAATTTCTTTATTTGACATTTGAGAAAAGAACGCAACATTATAATATAAGTTACGACCGTCTGTTGCGGCAGTTGGACACCATTCATTTGCTTCTTGTAATACAAGACGTGTAGCCATATTACCAAAAAACGGATGGCGAAGTAGCAAACCTACTCTTGCTACAATAATTCTGTCTTGAACTTCTGCACGAAGTTCGTCAGTAATTTCAATTTCTGGTGTTTCTACAGTTTCTGTTGTTGCTACACTCATTGCCATGTTCTCCTTGTGCCTTATTATTTTACTATCAAATTACTATTATAGTAATTATTATAGTATATTTAACGGTAAATGTCAACCAAAGAATTGGGGGAGAATCCAAAAACTCTCCCCCAAATGCTCCAATTATGAAGCCTGTGCGGCCTTAATATACTTGCCAAACTTGTCATGAAACTCGTCAAAGCATTCAACTTCGTCTGGATCGATTGGCAATTGGTATTGAGTGAGGGCAAGTTTAATACCCATTACAACCAATTCAGTATCGAAGTTATCCATTGCAAAACGTAAGAAGTTATTTACTTTATCGTCAAACTTCTTATCGCCTTTGTCAGACGCTTCTTTAAGTTCATAACACAAAGATACTGTTAAGGAATACATGGCACTGATTTCTTTAGTATCAAGTGTTTTAGCCTTACCAGCAAGTACATCAGTTGGGTTAGGCAAGTTTGCGGCAACCTTACGGTGTGCCATAAACTTAACAGCCAAACCTTCGCCGACTGCACCACTAACCAAATCGGTAGTGGTATTCTCGTCATCATCATCCTCAAGTAATTCGGATACAAATGACCAAGAACGCGGTGTAGCAAAAGAACGTGACGGAGATTTAGGATCAAAGTCATACAAGTCCTTTTTACTAAAAGTTAAGAAACCAACAACATCGTTGTGGATCTTGTTATCAACTGCCCAAGCAAACCAATCATCAAAGTCCACTTTCATTTCCAAGTGTACAAAACGGTTAGCCAATGGAGCCGGCATACGGTAAGTGACACCTTTGTCTGCTTCACGGTTACCAGCGGCGACAATAGGAACATTGTCTGGCAGTTTGTAAGTACCAACCCTACGGTTAAGTACCAATTGATATGCCGCGGCCTGTACTGCCGGCGCGGCTGAATTCATTTCGTCCATAAACAAAACGATGGTCTTATATTTCTTAGCCATCTTTTCGTCTGGAAGTTCTACAGGCGGTGCCCATTTCATAGTGTTATCATTTGCCGAATAATATGGCATACCTTTAATATCTGTAGGTTCCCATAATGACAAACGAATATCAATTAGCAGAGAGTTTTCAAAACTGTCTGTAATTTGTTCAACGATATCGGATTTACCAATACCTGGTGCACCCCAAATAAATATGGGACGCTTTTTACTCATTGCCCTAACGATTGCTTTCTTAGCCGCATTAGGACCAACTTGACGGATTGCAATGTTTTCCATTTTGTACTCCTCGTATCTTTGTTTCAGTGCCATAGTTAATTTCTAACTATGTATATAGTATAGCATCACTAGGATAAAAGTCAAGTCTTTTTTTAATTATTTTGGAAATATTTTTGGTTTTTATTAAGAATCTTCGTGTTCTTCTGTTCTTTTGAGTGCTTTTGCCAATCCGTACTTGCGTACATCTCCGCTAAAAAGGTGCAATTCCATGCTCTTTTTTTCACTTGTAACTGTAATACTTTTGTTTGTAATATAGTAAGGACAGTCAATAAATTTATCTAAGAATATTACAACTTGGGTAGTCATTCTAAAATCGGGCGGAAATGGAATTTCGTATGTTGCTAGTTCTAATGTTTCCATCAAAAACATCATACCTTCGTCTGTAAGACGTAATCCACCCGAAGTCTTTTCTCTAGTATTTTGCCACCAAAGCGGCATATACTCTTTCATAGTACTTTCGTTAATACTAATACCGGCTTGTTTTAAGAATACCTTTGTATAGGTTTCTTTCCAGTTCATTTTAATCTTCTTTTACTATTTCGCCTTGGGTGAGTTTGACTACATCAAAATCACTGCAATTAAACATATCGTTTAATTTCTTTGCTAGGTTGTGTGCGTGTCCTGGATTCGAAAAAGACACTTTCTTATATTTTGGTCCGGGATAGTTAGTTAGCATATTTGCTGACTTTAAATTGAATGGTTTGTTCTGATAAAACACAGCCCAAATGGCTTCAGCCTGAAGCACTTGCTCAGTCCTGTATGTTTTTTTATTAACGTGTTCTAAAAGAACTGTTGGTTTTGGTCTACTCATATCTTTTCTCTCACTAATGTATTTATCCAAAAGAGAGAGTAATATGCGTAGTTTATTTCCAGTCTGTGCTACCGCCGTCGACGGTAACGTTAATGACTTCTTCTGTATTGTTCTTTTCGTAGACTAGTTTCTCTAGATCACCATGTAATCTAGACATTATAGATCCTAGTGTCAAAGCCAATGCTTTAGCATCTGCTATAGGCAATTTAACTTCAGGTGCTTTACTTGCATCAGCACCCTTAACACGATCTATAAACTGTTGTAAAGGTATAGTGTTTAATGGTTTAACGGTTGACACGACTTAACTCCGAACGCATTTCCATTTCTGTTTTAAATGGACCGCTATATTCATATTTTTCAAGTGTTACTAATTTAGGACAAAAACTCTTAACCCAACCCTTTTCAAAATGAATACAAAAATAACCTGCACAATATAAACTTTTAGACTTTTTACTTTTTGTAAATAGTCCAAACTTACGTTTTACATCATACATTTCGTTATATGGTACTGTACTAGTTGGCAATCCATAGATTTCTTTTGATGCAGGGTTACTGTCACTAATTGTAGTTTTATTCCAAACAATACCGCCTAGTTTCTTTTCAACTTGTGTTTTATTATCGTACAGATAACTTCCTGTATCGCAACTGTACATGAATCTATTGTCTGCATCTTTAGACAATGTACCTAATTTATTATCGTTATTATCTTCAATAATCCAAAACTTGTTTTTTAAAATTTCGTTTGCTTTTAAAGATGTCATACTGGATACCTCGCTTGTAATGGTTCAGCATATTGTTGTGCATTATCTGAAATTCTTTGCATATCGTAAATAGCACAGAACTTCATTAATCTAAGTCCAACCTGCTGAATAGTTTTTGGTTGTGCGTTTTCTTGTATAGTGTTCTTAATCTTTTCTTTAATGTTCTCAGGTTGTGCCCTAAGATCACAAAGTAATACGTTACGATTATAATCATCAAGAACTCTATGTTCAACGCCTTCATGATCAACCCAACGTTGTAACATTAGGTTGTTCCAATTGTATCCTTTTGTACTCTTATCTGCAAATGCTTCAAGCATACCTACTTTGTTCTTAGTACCTTTTTTACGTACACCTGGATAAGCACTAAACACGTTATCGCTTGTATCACCACGCATACATTTTTCAAATAATAGCCATTCAGGATTAGGTGCTTCTTTAGGTTCACCTGTCTTTTTATCAACAATAGGCTCTCGCTTCTTGTCGTCAAAATAACCTTCGTGTGTAATAATTGTATTACTTACACCGTTGTATTGTGTAACTTTGGGACTAATAAGTTGTGCAAAGTCACCATCAGTAGAAATAATTACGTGTTCGTCATCAGGATGATAATCAATCCAACCAGCAATTAAATCATCTGCTTCTAGTTCAGGGTGTTGTAATACTGTACAGTTTGTTTTTGTAGTTACAAAGTCTTTAAACTCGTCAAAGGTTTCCCAAAAGACTTTTTCTTCTTCTTGTTGTGATTCTGTAAGTGCATCACGAGATTCTTGTCTATTACGTTTATAAGGCTCGTAAAAATCTTTACGCCAACTACGACCTTCTAGACAAAATACAATATGATCAGCATCAAAGTCATTCCATGCCTTTTTAATGCTGTTTAATGTAATATGAAAAGCCATACCTACTTTAGTATCAAGATCGCCTCTAATGACGTGTCTTGCACGAAAGAAAGTGTTTGCTGTGTCTACTAGTACATACTTCATTTTAAACCCATGTGCTGTTAAATATTAAATGACTTGCCCAAAGCATATGATAACTTTCTTTAGGATGAAATCCGTTAATGCTACTTCTATTAAGTAGATCTGTTGATTCATTTAGTTTATCTAGATCCTTCGTCATGATTTCTGTATTGTATTCAAAGTTACCAAATCTCTTATAGTGTTGGGTCCACCAACCTGCTTCGTTACACCAGGGTAATTCAATTTGTTTACCATGCATCATAGCACAATGTCTTACCCATGGACATTTTACTATTATAAACGAATCGCTAGAAAAGTCAACCAGAAATTCGTTAAAGTTTTTCCAAATTAACCCATCTACATTTACGTATGATTTTAAAATTCGATCGAATTCTTCCAGCATCATTTGGTCATAAAGTTCAAACCATTCCTTTGTTGATGCTTTTGGATCTACTTGAATTTTACTTGTAAATAAAAAATCATATCCTTTAAGGTTTGAGTACCAATCGTAAGTTTCAGAACTATCTCTTCCTGGACTAGTTAATTGAAATATAACACGTATTGTTTCATATTTGGTATTATATTCTTCTAATAACCTATCAAGGTCGTGCATCATATTTTGATTACAGTTGCCCGGAACTGCCGACAGCAAAAGATCAGCATCGAGCATCTTTGCACAATAGCCTGCGAAACAATTATTAAGTCTATAAAAAGGATCATCTATGCCTTGCCCACTTTGTACGTGTGGAGCAAAGTTATCTCCATAAGTCCAACTTTCGCCAATACAGATTAGTAAAGTAGATTTTCTTCTTTTAACAAATAATTCTGTATTTTTTGCAGATATCCAATTTGGCTTGGTAGGACATTCTCTAGCATAAATTTTAGCACCATCTGTTACATTGGTGCTTTGATGTTTATGTCCTATACCGTTTCTTGAACCTGTATCGCTTATAATTTTAAAACTAGGATGCTTCACTTTTACCGTCTTCTCTTGAAACAATTTTAATGTGTCCTGCACCTCTGTTAGGATCATATCCTCCTTCTTGAAGTACATTTCTAGCAACGTCTTTAAACCAACCGTCTACAATTTCTTCTTGCGATTCGCCTTTATATCCTGCATCAATAAGTTGCTCAATAAATTCATTATTCCAATCAAGTTCGAAGAAGCCGTTCTTAATATCATTGTTATTAACTTGTGTATCAATTACACCAACCCAAGGTTTTTTTGCCTTAGTTGCTGATTTCTTTTCTTCTTCTAATGCTTCACGGTGTGTAAGTTTTTTATCTTTTGTTTTGCCTTTAAAAAGGTTTTTTAGTTTTTCCATCATAGTCCTGCCTTTCTTGCTTTTTCGTCTAGTGTTTCTGGCTTATGTTCCCCAGGCGTTTCCGAAGATGTCGACGTGTAGTCTGGGTGTATAGCGCCAGCCTCGCTCCATTGCCAGTGTTGCGACTCCTCTTGTGTTGAGGCTGTATTCTTCTGACCTACCCCCAAGCGGCATAACATAGACCGGAACATCGATTCCTTCTGCTCTGTATTGTTCAACTGCTTTTGTAACTTCATCCACATCTTCTTCGGTAGCCACAACAAACTTGAAATACATACTACTATTAGGTACATCGTAGTACTGCCTAGCAATGTCAGGCTTGATAGCAGTATCCCAAGGCTCTCCGCTAACGGAAAGTTTCGGACTGCACGACCAAGTGATATGAAATGATCTTTCGTTGTTGAGATACTCTCGGAAATCATCTCTGAGAGACTGTGTTGTATTTGTTTCAAACGTAACATTTTTCAAATCCTCCATACGAGGGTGTTTAAATAGGTCCATATATAACCTCTGCCACCCTAGCAAAGGTTCACCGCCTGTTAGTATAAAATGAACATCCTGTCCATTATCCATCGTCCACTTACCTTGTGGAGTAAGACTTAGCACATAGTCAACTACTTCGTCAACTGTGTGGTCTTTCATATACTTCTTAAATTCTGGATAGATACTTGCATAGGTATCGCAACCTGTATGCACAATAGGTAAATCTTCAAACTTATTTACCTTGTCTAAAAT